CACAATCAATGGAAGGGTGATTGTGTAGTTTTATACGCAGTGATCGTGATCATAAAATTTACAGTTTAAACTGTAACATTCTATGAAAGCGGGAGTGTAAATATAAATAATTCATGCGTAAAGATTTTGAATATAAAATCTGTAAAAAAATGATAAAAAATAATCTTTGTTTTTCTATTTTTTTATTTTTTGTAATGAACTTTTAGGCATTTGAAATCTAAAAATCTTCATTTGTAGAAAATTCAAACAAATTACGAGAAGTATCCACACCAACATTTGTTTTTGCATACTCTGATAGACGCGTATGTTCAAAAAAGTTACTTTTGTTTTCCAAGCAAATACGATCCATAAAGTTAAACGGATTGGATACGTTCCAAATTTTTTCGTAATCAAGTTGACATAAAAGTCTATCTGCCACAAATTTAATATATTGATTCATGAGATCAGCGTTCATTCCTAACAGACGACATGGAATTGATTCATTTATAAACTCATTTTCAATCTCTACAGCTTCTTTTACAATTGTGTGGACATCTTCTTGAGATAGTCTATTTTTAACATATTTGTAAAGAAGACAAGCAAATTCAGTATGCAATCCTTCATCCCTACTAATAAACTCATTGCTTAAGCATAATCCAGGCATAAGTCCCCTTTCTTTCAGCCAGAAAATAGAACAAAAAGATCCTGAGAAGAAAATACCCTCTACACAAGCAAAAGCAATAAGACGTGTTGCAAATCGTGCTGTTTCATTTGAAATCCACTTCATTGCCCAATCAGCTTTTTTACGAACACATGGTACAGTATCTACTGCATTAAGAAGTTTCGTCTTTTCTACGATATCTTTGATATATGTATCGATCAGAAGAGAATATACTTCACTTTGACCTGTTAGAATACCATTAAAAATTCCTGTATGCTTTTTAGGTTCATTAAAGCAATATGTGATATGTTTTCCTTCCATTTCTTCTATATTAACGACAATGATATCTTCTTCAACGTATCCTTTTTCTTTTTGTGTATTGTAATAATCCAATAATTTTTCATCATAAATAGAATTGTTATGAATTACATTTATACCCACATTTATCATTTTTGCTGTATTAAATTTGTTAAAAACAAGACGACACATATTGCTTTCTTCTCTAACAAGAGTAGATCTAATATCAAATGTAGTGAGAAGTAATTGTACGCACTCCATAAATGGAATAGTATTAGAAATCGAAGAAAAACATTCCTTTTCATTATCAATATTAAAGTGAATGTTTCTAGAAAATAATCCGGATAACCAATCTAGTTTTGTTTCCTTTGAATAATTCATTGGAACTTGATATTTAGGACGCATATTAAAATGGAAAATATTGTAATCATCTCTTTGATAAAGTGCACAAGCTTGTCCATGTTCATAAGGATTAGAAAATATTTCAAAATCGATATTTGGACTCGTCTCATCATTTGTATTTGGGTAAACAAATGGCATAATAGTCATTCCTTCTTTCAGATTTTCTGTTAAAACACGGTCATCATATTCTTTAATCAACCATTTATGTCCAGGAGTACATTTAAGATACATTCCATTAGATAAGAGAACTTTGAATAGTTTAGAATCAGAAGATGTCTGAACAATTTTAACGTTTGAAAATTCTTCTCCATTCCAAACTTCAACATTTGGCTCTTTTTTGCTCAAATATTCGATATTAAAATAACCTTTTTTGGTAAGAATTTCAGTATCTCCTGATACACAATGGATATTCTCGATAGCAATCTGAAATCCATAAAATGCTTTTGCTTCAGCAGGTTGAATTTCATTAATAAATCGCATAGCCAAATTTTCATTTACAATACCATCGCTTGCAGCGAAAAAAGCAAGTACGTTTTTGATAAAGTGTTTTTCATTATCAGATAATGTTTCCCAATCATCATGATCCTTAGATAAATCTATCTCTTCAGCTGTCCAAAAAGAACTAACCGCTTTTTTATACATAGACCAAATAGGAGGATATTTAATTGGAAACATAACGTGTCTGTTGATTTCATCACAAAGCAGTTCTTCATCCTTGTCTAGTTCTTTAGACACTTGTTTGACAAACAACTTATCTTCATTTTTTAAAACAAGATTTTTCAAAGACAATTCAAGATTTTCTCTACTCACTTCTTTCACTTCTTTCACTTCTTTCACTTCTCTCGTTTCTCTCTTTTCTTCTACGCTCATTTTCAATTATCTAGTTTTGAAATTATTAATTCTGTAATAAATGGAGATTTTTTTTCGATCTCTTATAAATAAATTAGACTATAAGATTTAACAAAAAATGTAAGTTTAGCGTCAGATGTATGAGAAGAATTAAAGTAGAATCAAAGAAATGTTCTATATACTAATATAAAAATTATCTTATATAGTTTCAAATTTTTTTATCTTGAACAATCTTTCCTCATTTTTATCATTTTATCATTTTATCTTTTTTATTTTTTGTATTGATACGTTTTCATTATATGTAAAAAACGAATCATTATTATAGAAGAGTAAAGTAAATTATGACGACATTATCAGGCTTTATAAAAAATGAAGTTTATGATGAATTATACCTTTTATTGATACAAAAAAATAGGGATAGAGATAAAAATGAGAATAGAAGCAAAATTATTCAAGCATTATCTCCGATTTTAGTAGAATTATCTTTGACACAAAATGAAATACACAATTTATTATCATTCTGTATAGATTATTATTGTAAGCATATTTTAACCAAAAATCCTTGTTTACAAGGTATTTTTATTAAAACGATACTTGATCTTTATGATTATCAACATATTTCATTTGAAAAAAAAATAAATGATACTTACTTTTATAAACTTATATCAGATTTGATTGTTTTTCTTTCATTAGAAAAACATGTAGATAATGAACATGATGTATGGCATAAAATTCATATGAAAATTCAAAATAATGATTTGATTAAAGAATACGAAGCAGAATATATGTATCATGATCAAATATTCTTAAAATATGCTCCTTTATTTCCCAATATAGATGGATGTATTTCTAATGATTTATTCAGAAAAATATGTGTTTTACTCTATTGTATTAAGAATAATGAAATTGATGTATTACAATCGATTATTTATCAGTTATTTTCTAATCAAGTATTATTTTCATCAAAAAAAGATAAAAGTAATAAAAGTAATAAAAACAATAAAAATGATTTAACAATCAATTATTTTGTATTTCCTGAAATTCATTATATGAAACCATCACTATGTTTAGATATTTTATGGGTGATTTGGAAAGGTATATTAATGTATATTCGCAAATATCATTCTCATTTTCGTAATGACATAAAAGGTCTATTTAAACTTTCCCAAATAGGGTATCAAAAAAAAAATCGTAAAACAAGAATATTATTACTTATTCATATATTATTTATTTTAACAAATGAAAATAAAGAATTAAAAAAGAAGGATAAGTACAAAGAAGATGCTAAAGATATAGAACATTGGATAGAAAAAGTTTCTGGAAAAATCGATATTTTGTTTGTACAAAAAAAGGAACAAATAGAAAAAGAAAAAAAACAAGAATATGAGGAAATTTTACAATGGAAAGAACAAAAACGTCAACTTATGAGAGAAAAATATATGGAAAATAAAAAGAATCAAACTAATAATCAACCTAATAATCAGAATAATCACTCATTTAATAATAATGAAGAACGAACAAGTCAAAAGAATCAAAACAATGAAAACAATGAAAACATTCAAGAAAATAATAAACAAAATATAAATATTACAAATGATGAGAAAGAAGAAAATGATCACTTTTCTACATCATCTATAATATCTTCTGTACGATTATCTTGTGGTTCTTCTGATGATATTAAAAGTTCTCATCAAACTTATGTAAAAGAGCATAAAGAAAAAAATAAGGATAGATCATCTTTAGGAAAAGTTAATTATGATAAAAAAGATAAAAAAGATAAAAAAGATGAAAAAGATGAAAAAGATGAAAAAGATGAAAAAAATAAAAAGAATAAAACACACAAAAAATCTTTTGTGAAAAATAAAAAGAAAATGCGACAACAAAAAGAAAATACACAATCTGAATCATGTTCAGAATACGAAGAAGAAAATGTAGAAGATATATTACCAGATTATCTCAACATTATTACTTACAAATAATCTAATAAAGTATGTTCAAATATTGATTAGATTATTCAATCCACTTCATCTACATGAGGTTCTGTAGGAACACTTTGACCAGACTCATTTCCCATTGCTCCATTCTTGTACATATCTTGGATGATAGGATTTGTAACTTTCATCATTTCTTCTAGTTTTTCTTTATAAATGTCTTTTGTTGCATTCTGATTCTGATCAAGCCAATCTAGGTTTTCTTGTACACAAGTCTTAATTTTTTCTTTCAAATCGGATGAAAGATTGATATCTTCTTTTTCTATTGTACTTCTCATATTAAAACAAAAATTTTCCAGCTCATTTTTAGCATCTACACATTCTTTACGTTCTTCATCTTCTTTCTTAAATTTCTCTGCTTCATCAAGCATCTTTTCAATTTGTTCTGCAGAAAGCCTTCCTTTATTGTTTGTGATAGAAATAGATTGTTTAATACCACTCTTCTTCTCAACTGCAGATACTTGCAAAATACCATTCGTATCAACATCTAGTGATACTTCAATTTGTGGTTCACCTCTTCTTGCAGGAGGAATATTAGTAAGTTCAAACTTTCCAAGAAGGTTGTTATCTTTGGTAAATTTACGCTCTCCTTCAAAAATCTGAATTGTAACTGCTGGTTGATTATCCGAATAAGTCGAAAAAATCTGTTCTTTTCTACAAGGAATAGTCGTATTACGAGGAACAATAGTTGTCATCACTCCACCTGCCGTTTCAATTCCTAATGATAGAGGTGTCACATCTAGAAGAATCATACTATTTGTTACTTCATCAGTTTCACCTGAAAGAATATTTGCTTGAACGCACGCACCTACTGCAACAGCTTCGTCAGGGTTAATAGATTTATTGAGTTCTTTTCCGTTAAAGTAATCAGAAAGAAGGTTTTGAATTTTAGGAACACGTGATGTACCACCTACAAGAACAATCTCATCGATTTCATGTTTGGCAACTTTTGCATCAAGAACACATTGTTCCACAATTTTCATGTATTTATCGAAATGAGAAGCATTTACTTCCTCAAATCGTGCACGTGTAATAGTACTTTGAAAATCAATACCTTCGAATAGACTATCTAGTTCGATTGTTCCTTGAGATGATGTAGACAAGTTCTTTTTTAATGCTTCACATGCATTCTTAAGACGTTTCATTGCACGTGGACTTTCCGTTAAATCTTTTTTATATTTTCTTTTGAATTCTTGACAAAAGTGTTGCGTCAATGCATTATCGATATCTTCACCACCTAGATGATGATCACCATGTGTTGCTACAACCTCATAAACACCATCATCGATTGTCATGATCGTTACATCAAAAGTACCACCTCCAGCATCAAAAATAAGAACCTTTTTCTCATTTTTAGAATTCTGACTCAATCCATAAGCAATAGCTGCAGCAGTTGGTTCGTTAATAATACGCAGAACATTTAATCCAGCAATAGCACCTGCATCCTTAGTTGCTTGACGCTGACTATCTCCAAAATAAGCAGGAACTGTGATAACTGCATCTTTAACAGGATGACCCAAGTAAGCTTCTGCTGTTTCTTTCATGTAAGACAAAACCATAGCAGAAATTTCTTCTGGATAATATGTTTTTTCTTCACCTTTATACATAACTTTTACTTTTGGCTTGTTATTTCCATCATTAATTGTATTAAAACTCCAATATCTCATATCATCTTGAACGGTAGTATCATTGAATTGTCTTCCAATCAAACGCTTTGCATCATAAATCGTATTTTTTGGATTCATAGAAGACTGATTTTTAGCAGCATCACCAATAAGTCTTTCCGTATCATTAAATGCGACATATGATGGAGTAATACGATTACCCATTGCATTTGGAATAACTTCTCCACGTCCATCTTTCCAAACACTTACAGCAGAAGTGGTTGTTCCAAGGTCAATGCCAATTGCTACCATTTTGCGATAAGGATATGAAGAAAAGTTAGAGTAGAATAAAGTATGTAGTAATTAGTAATCAGATCCAATAAAAATAATAAAAAAGGGAAAAGGGAAGGAATATATAAATATTATGAGAATTATCTCCTTATATAGTTTTCAAGTTTTCTAGATGTTTAAAAAATTTGAAAAAAAGTTATTTTTTATAGAATTACAAAAAAACATTTACAACAATCTTCCTAAAGTAAGTGAAATAAGATCATCGATCTCTATTCTACCAAAATTATCACTATTTACATAATACCACCAATGCATAGGTAAAATAAGAATTTGTCTTTTTTTAAGTTTAACTTCTACATATTCTACCATTTTCATAGAATCCGGTGTTAATGATCTTAGGTATTTCGATTTTTTAGGATGTACAATTTGTAATTCTAAATCATTTTGACGCGGATAAATAACCAAATATTTACATTTATTTTGTTGATAAATATGAGGAATTGTCTTTGGCTTGTAGACCTTTTTAATGTATAAGTATCTGAATATAGATGTTAATAAATCATGAGAATTTACAATAGGTTCTGTTATAACAATAGGATATTTTTCAAACAAATGCTTGGGTTCTAGTTTTGATATAGGTATATTCAAAATCTCAAAGTTCAAATTATATTGAACAAAAAACCTTAAATAAACCACAAGTATCAAGATAAAAAGTACTAAAAATAGTATATTCATAAGTGTTTATTATTAATATAATGATAAGATAGACCAATTGTAAACGATCATTTTAAAACTTTTTTCATTTTTGTATTTTTACTTTTTTTACATTTTTTACTTTTTTTACTTTTTTTACTTTTTTCATTTTTTCACTTTTATTTTACATTTTTTGTATTTCAATGCTTTTAGAGATCATGAAAACTATATAAGGAGATAATTTCGTATATGAAATATAAAATTCCTTCTTTATTTTTTTACTCCTTTACTTTATCATTTACATTGTATTACATCTATTCTATCTGGTAATTAAATTGAAACTGCAAAAATGTCTTCAGACGTCGTTTACAAAGAAGAATCTGACGATAAATGTTATGGACCCTTTTATGGAAAATGTAAATGGTTTAATAACAAGTATGGTTATGGATTTATCACTGTTTTATCTGGTGATAAAAAAGGTAAAGAAATATTCGCTCAATATACTGGTATTAAACCCATGAACAGTACTTATAAAACTATACTGAACGGTGAATATGTTAACTTTGATATTATTCAAGGTATTAAAGATTTGCAAGCGGTCAATATCACTGGTATTAACGGAGGACCTTTGATGTGTGATACTAATCCAAACATTAAGTATATCTTTCCTAAAATTAGAAAAAATCTAGAAGAAGGGGGAAATTCCGAAAATAAACAAGATACATCTGAACCATCGAAAACAGATAAAGTAACTGAAGGTATTATTGATCATTGCGACGGAATTTGTAAATGGTTTAATGATATTTCTGGGTATGGTTTCCTTGTTATTGAAACTGGACAAAACAAAGGAAAAGATGTATTCGTACATTATAGCGGTATTACTCCTCAAAAATCTTCATATAAATCTCTTGTATCAGGTGAATATATTACATTTGATCTAATTAATGGTCAAAAAGGATTGCAAGCAGTAAATGTCACTGGATATAAAGGAGATACATTGATGTGTGATATGAATCATATTCCCAAAACATCTGTTCCTAAATCAGGTGCAAAATCAATTCGTCATGATACTCGTAAAAAAGCATAAATTAAATTAATTACGTTATTTTTGTACCCTTATATCTTTTTATCTTTTTTTATATCATTTCAATGAAATGATATCTTTATATTGTGACCATATCATATAAAAAATACAAAAAGTAAACGCACAAAAAATATATTAATAATGTAAATATGAATGTAAATCAATCAAAAAGTATTTCACAACTATTAATACCAAATAAACTTATTAATACCAAAAATCAAAATAGTGAAAATAGTGAAAATAGTGAAAATAGTGAAAATAGTGAAAATAGTGAAAAATATGGTGGCTTACTAGAAATAGACAAGAGTAGATTATCTATCCAAAGAAATCCGATTTATCAATATGATAATCTTAGTAAAAATAAAATAGAGTTAAATATTCCTAATCAAGAAAATATACAAAATGAAAAAAATAGTTCAATAAAATCATCCATTCATGTTATCAATAATATTCATGAAATATTCACATTTAGAAATTTAGGAGATGATTTGGTTATTAAAATAATAGAATCAATGGAAAATGAATATTTTGAAAAAGATTCTATAATCATAAATCAGACAGATGAAAATAACTGTCAGAAAATGTATCTTATAATTCAAGGATCTTTTGATCTTATATTCTCAAAATCTAAACAAAAAAATGATAATGAAATGTTAATTGTAAAAAAATTAGAAAAAGGCAATATTTTTGGATTAAAAGAAATCATTATTAAACCAACCAACTATTACACATCATTAATATCTAACGAATATTCCCATGTTTTGACATTACATTTAAATAAACTTAAAAATATATTAAAAACATCACAAATCGATATAGTGCAATTTTTACAAAAATTATCAAATGAATTACTTATTATTGATACACATTTATTCAATGATATAAACAAAGATGATTTTGGATATATCTTGAACAATATTAAAAACTATTCTTTTGAACCTTATAAAACAATCTACAGCGTAACAAAAGAAAATAATAATTTTGTTTTAATTCTTGATGAGTGTGCTCAACATTTAAAAAATTCGTCTCAAATATTTTTGATTAAATCTGGATATGTTGATATATTCATTAATAATACATATTATAAAAGAATGCAAAGTGGAGATATAGTTGGAAACATTATGTTTTTACATTTTGTTAACACATATAAAATTATTACAAGTTCTAATGTTGATATTGTTACATTTAATGATGATTTCTTAGAATTTATAAAACCATACAATCAAAATATAATTGATTTTTTGTTAGAAAGTCATGATTTTGCTTCTTTAAAAAACGAAAAATCTCCAAGAAATAAAAATAAACATATTTCATTTTCATCAACAAACCATATATTCAAGAAAAAAAAAACTTTTGATTCAATGCAAAATTTATCTACAGAAAGTAATAGACATACAAATAATTCTTCTGAAGATAATGATGATATCAATACAACAAATTTAACCGAAATTTGTGAGACTGATCAACAAACGAATTTTAATCACATATCAAGCTTTAAATCATCATTCAGTGGTAATACTGAAGTAGATTTGATAATAACAAATGAAAATAATGAAAAAATATTATTATTTAATCCAGTTTTTTTATCATCTTATTTCTTTAATCAAAGTATCAATATACAAATCAAACAAAATATATTAACAAGAAAATACATGAATAGATTTATTATAAGTACAAACATAAATTTAAATTTGTACCTATTACAAGTACACAAAAAAAAAGGAATTGATGAAAAAAATTATATAAATAACTTCAAGATGATGGCCCCCTATTTATCAAATTTTTGTGCACGTTATCATCTTATAGGTGAAACTGAATATCAATATTTTTTCTTGACACAGTACTATCCATATAATATATGTGATTTGCTCAAATCAATCCAAATTTATAATAAAAAAAAGAATTTTTTGCAACAGAAAGAAAAAACAAATATTTGTACAAATTGTTTTGCATGCTTTAAAGAAAATAAACATGAAAATGAAGAAAAAGAGTATTATAAATTTACTATCTTTCTTAGTGCATGTATTCTTGAAGGATTAGAATATTTACATTCATTAAATATATTATATTTAAATTTAACTCCCGAAGATATTCTTTTAGACAAACAAGGATATCCTAGATTGTCTAACATTGAAAATATGGTGTACTTAGGAAATGATAAAGAATCTAAATCTGTATATAATGCATCCCATTTAGTTGCTCCAGAAATTACATTGACTGATGAATATAGCTATGCTTCTGATTATTGGAATTTTGGATTATTAATGTATTTTATTTATACAGGAAAAAATCCTTATTTTATTAATGATAATGATACTTTGTTAGATATTATCAAAAGATCATGCGATGATTCTTTTAAAATAAATTTTTCACAAGGTACACCTTCGGAACTTATTGATATTGTTTCTCAACTCCTTCATTTTAAACCACACGAAAGGCTTGGATTTAATCAATATAATCCTAAAAAAGGTATCAAAAAAATTAAAAAACATCCCTTCTTTAAAAACATAGATTGGATTTGTATAAAAGATAAAAAATATAACGTTAACCCTGGTATTTTATATGAACTTGAATGTATAGAAAAAGAAAGACTAAATCGATTTCAAAAATGATCTTTTTTTGTATATCTTGCGTTATTATATATTTATTTTTTTGTACTTGAAATCAAGAAATTCATTTCATTTATCATTTATGAAAAATAAAAATAATAATATTAATGATACTAAAAGTCAATATACCAATTGTGAAACACGTCAATTATTATTATTTCACTATAAATTACTTTTAGAAAAAGATTCAAACATAGATAGTAAATCATTACATTTCTGGGAAAAACAGATAAATTCTGGATTATCAACTATAGATGACTTTATTAATGATACCATAAATACTCTTGAATATAAAGATAAAATTACAACAAAATTCCGACAACTTTATTATGATTTAATAGATGTTAAATTATCATTGAATCATATAAAAGATTTTCAAGCATTTTTTAAAAATCAAGAAGTTCATGATAAAGATTTATTCCTTTATATTGTATATTTACCAAACTACGAACAAAAATACAATAATATCATTCATAATATGTATTTGAAAACACTTCATAACTCTGATATGATAATGCATATAAATCATGATGATAGCCAAAATATAGAAAATGAAGAGAATGTACTGGAAATACAGAAATACTATTTAGAAAAATTTCGTTTTTTTCCAAATTATGATTTAGATCAATTAGCTGATGATATGATGAAAAAAGAACACGAACGTGATTATAAAGAAAATATCGCATTTTTAGAAATGATTAAAAAAGAAAAACTAAAATCATATGATGCACAAGATAATAATAAAAAGGAAAATTTATTAAAGAATTTAAAAATACATCAAGAATATATTCTTGAACCTCTAAAAGATAAACTTAAAAATGGCATCAAAAAAAATGATACACAAAAATCAATAAATGATAAACATCATATATGTGAAACAAATAATATAAATCGAAAGAACGAAACTGATCAAAGTATTGATCAAAAAGATAATTATATGAATATTTTTACAGAAGGATATATAAGATTGAAAAACAAAGAAAGATTTAATGATGATATTTCTGATTATTATGTAGATTTAACAAAAGAGTGTTTTTTTGATCCTTCAAAACTTACTTTGAAATTCAAACAATTAGAAAAACTTCAACATACAGTTAAAGAACTTGAATCTAAAGTAGAAGAATACACAAAATATAAAAAACTTATCGATGAACATGATCTTGTCAAAAAAAATAAGAAAAACCAAAATACTTTATTGATAAAGCTTAATAAAGAATCAGTTGAATCTTTTGAATCAACTTATAAAAGACCAATGTTTGTTCAAGAGTATTTCAAATACATAGTTGAAAATGAAAGTGAAAATCCACATATACCATTTTTAAAAATATTCAATTCTTTTTGCGAAAATTATAATAAAACACGAACTTTATTACATGATTTTACTAATATCAAATTATCTGAATATGATTTTGTAAAACAATACTTATATGCTGTAGATGACCCAGCTTTTTACACAAAAGTAATCGATCATATTGTTCTTTCAAAGGAATATAAAGCACAAATGTGTATTAAAATATCGCAGTTATATTCTGAATTGTTTAATGAGAGTCTTAAAGAGCATGATATAGAATATGTTTTCCTTAAAATTCTTGAAAAAAAATTATACTTGCATCATGAAGAAATAAACGAAATTTTAGTCGATCTTAAAAGTGAAACAGATAATATTATTTCACATATTTTCACTCAATACGAAAAAGTTTTACAAAGACAACCTGACGTATATGAAATAGATGAACTAGTTAAAGAATATAGATTACTTCTTCCAGATAAAAGATATGAAGAAATTGATTTAGAAACTGAAAAGAAACTCATTTTATCTCTCGAATTTCACGATGTTATTAAAAATAAATTTAAATCAGCATTACCCAGTATTAAACCACGCATTCTATTCGATTATTTACGTTTTATTTTGGAAGGATTAGAAGAAGAAAATTTTTCTTCAATAGAAAAAAAATTAGAAAATATTATAAAAAATCACAAAAACGATTAGAATATCATTAATATCATATTATTCTGGTATTTTTGGTTCAGAAACAGCATTGAATGTCATTATAAGGCCAAATGATACCATGATAAGGATGATTAATGCATAAACAAGAAGAATAAATATACGACCTTTCTTACGACGTTGGATTACTATTTCAGGTTCTTCTAAATTCAAAAATTCTCCACAAAATGAATATTTCCTTTTAGCACTTGGAACATGGAATATTTCAGATGATCTCTTATTAGACATTTTATTTCTTGTTTCACCATCTGTATCATATCCATCATTTACAATATAATAAGTTGAATTTTCATCAGAAAGTTTTTTTATTGCATGTCTTATTTGAGGTTTCACATCTTTTCCTGCATTATTCATATCTTTGTCTAATTCATCTCTTATTCTAGTTATCAAAGAAGGATCTATTTTTGATAAAAATTTACTTTCTATATCCGTAGAATCATTTTGATTATTATTTATCTTAAATATTCTTAAATATGATTTATGATGCATTCTGCAACCATCTTTTACAAAATAATACTTACAAAAGCATCTGTAACATGCTATTTTAACATCTTCTTTTTCTTCATCACTTACATTATTTTGTATAGAAAAATCTTCCCAATTGTTACAAATATCTTCCAATATAAATCTATTTTCATATAAACTCTCTGAACACTTTTGAGAAAATTTTTTTTGTCTATCATGAAAATCTGCAATTATATCTTTCTTTTTACTTGAATTACCATTTATATAATCCGCATTAATTCGGAAATTATAAAATTTAGGTCCGTAATTGAAAACACTACTTGTACCCTCTCTATTTAATGCATGGTGAGTGTAACTACTCATTATTAATTGTTCAGGACACATAGGCGGTTGTCCACTCGGTTTTCTTTTGCAGAAAAATCCAGCAGGAAGATAATTTTGGTTACATTCATAATTACAAAGAAAAAATCGTCTATTTATATTCTCAAAAATATAATTAGGACCTTCATGCCAAACATCTGGCAAATTTTCACAACGAAGTAAACTGAATACAAACCCATTTGTAGCATAATCTAATATCCAAAGAATAAAGAAAATTATAGCTAATGCAATAAATAACAACAACCAAGCTACCGTTCCTATTATACTAAAAGTTAAAACATATATAAAGGCTGGTATCATAAAAAGAGGACTTATAATGCATATAACTAAATAAACAATGTAAAGAGCAAAACCTATAATAAGACCAAATAATAGTCTAATAATACTTATTGGATTTGTTATCATTTCAACAAATGCTAATACAATTTTTAACATATTAGGAAGCAACATCATCAAACTTTTTATTATATTACCAAAACCTTCCCCAAAATTCTCTATTATAGGTTCACGTGAATTATTTTCTTCCATCCCTTCCTTCATTTTCTTTCTATTCTTTTTATTTTCTTGTTCTAAATGATGATCATCTACAGCTTTCTTTATACTTTGAATAAATGAAATATCTGCATTTTGTGTAAACTCATCTACACCCGCAATAACAAGAGGTAACCTAGCCATATATGTAGATACAGCTTCACTAGTAACAACATCAAAGAAAAGTTGACCTGTTATCTTTACACGTTCGATAAAATTATTCCATATACTAGGAATTTGTTCTCTGAAAATAAATTGTACATAATCTTCCATTAATAAATTATAAACTACAAAATTCGCAATCCCTCCAGATTTTCTGAATGCATACATTATTTCAATATCACGTGAATATCTGAATAAAAGATAAGATAAATGCTTTCTAGCTAGTTCAGCTTCATAATTATTTTGCAATGGATTATCATACTTTTCTTTTTGTTTACATATTTTATATCTCTTTTCACACCTTCTTTTAGAACTACTATAACTTTGACCTTTATAAGAACAATCTATTTCTCCAAAATAATCACATAAATCAAAAATCTTTTCTACTTTCTTTTTTATATGTTCAGCAACTTCATCACGAACAGTTGTTTCACTATCTATATAAATATTAACTTCTTCACCATTTATTTCTAATGTATCCATTCCTGTCAATCTTCTTATCAAAGTAAGTTCATTTTTCTTCCACATATTCAAATCACCTGTCAATGCTCTCTTAAACATAAAATTAAAATATATATAAGGAGCATTTTCAGGTGTATATTCTGTAAATAACTCATCTGGAACAATACCTTCATCAAACAATACATTCACTAATTCTCGTAATCTTCCTCCACCACTCCCTCCAGAATCATAAAAACGTTTTAATATATGTAAATATTTCACAATTAAATAAACATGATGTTTCATATATTCTTCAATAGGGGCAGTTTTTCCTAACATACGTGGTCGTGGATAAGCATGATAAATTTTATAAATAATATAACCAATGATAAGTATCAAAACAACCAAAAAAAGTAGCTTAATTACATTTATTATTGTCTTAATATGTCTAAAATGTGGTACTTTTTCTAAAGCTTTATCCATTACATTTTCTCTAATGTTTGTCTTTAAATTTTCTACCATTTGTACGGTAGATGCTATTCCATCTTCAGCTTTTTCTTGAAAATCATTATATTTTTTCTGTAACTCCTTATTACCATCTTTTATTCTATCAACCGTTTTTTTCAAATTATTTACAGTACTTTCAAAATTATTTGGAGCATCAGCTTTAGCTTTTTCAAATTCCTCTTTATTTTTTTCTATCTCTTTTTCTTTATTTTCTCTATCTTTATTCAAATCATTTATTTTATTATCTATGTTTTGTAGATTACCTGCAAAATTTGGATCATTTCTTCGAGAATGTAATTCATTAGCTTTTCTTTGATTTCCTAAAGCCCTTATAGTTCTATTCATGTTTTCCATATCTCTTTGTGAATCTTGTAGGTTTTTTTGTGCATCATCTCTTGCTCTTTGACTTTGTTCTCTTGCTTGTCGTTCTTGTTGTTCTTTTCTATTTCTTTTTTCTTCTTCATTTTTTTTTCTGGCTTCTTGTCTTTGTATATTTGCTTGTGTAACTCTTTCAGCTTCTTGATTTCTTTGAAAACGATTATGTTTCTGTCGATCATCTCTTGTTATTATCATTTGATTATTTTGTATTTTTTTATGGATCTTTATCCTTATAATATATGATAGTATTTATTGTAACATTTTTCCACATTCACTTTACCAATTATCGAATTTTATATTCATTATATTTTTATCCAATAAAGATTGAACTTTCATATCATCATTTTTATCAATTTTTGAAAAATATTTCTTTATTTTCATATTAAACTCTTTATATTGATCTATTGATTTTTGCATCATTCTATGATATAAGTCATAGTCATTCTTCATTTCTGCAAAGTTGGATTCGTTTTTATTTTTTGTATAATTATCATAATAATCATCCCAATTTTTAGACAAATAAACATTATTAGAATTTACATTATTTTCTATTAATTCTTTATTCTTATCGTTTAATCTTTTTTCTGCAAAATATCTTTGTAATATTTTATATATTTTTATAATTCCATATACAATTGCCAATACTAAAAATGAAAAGATAAAAAAGAAGAATAATAACATCTTTTTTGCAAAACTCATTTCTTCTAAAAGTCTATTATATCTGTATTCATAAGA